CTTCGCCCATGCTGCGATTTGCGCCTTTGTTGTTGAACGTCCCAAAATCTTATCCAAAAATGCACTCATGTTGAACGCTCCTATTGAAGTTATTGAATCTTTGATTGAAGCTTCATGTCCTGCCCTTCCAACGTTAACAATGGCAACATGATTACCAATTATGTCAACTTGTAAAAGCAAATCGCCTTGTTTAAGAACGTGATAATTGTAACCGCAACTCAGTTCCCTAAGTCCAGCTTTTATTTTGTCTATCAAAATTCGAGACTTAACTACCAAATCAGCGATCATCGGCCAATCGCCGGAGTCCAAAGGTTCGGCCCCCTTGCGTACATTGGCAATATGCCCTTGCTCGTGTTCCTTGACCGTATCCAGGTTGATAAGTTGATCGGGATGTCCGTCTGTAATTGATTTATGCTCAAAACTCGCTAACGTTCGCGCTGAAAACACTTCTTCCGGCGAACGATACAATTGAAGTTTTTCATCAGGACCAATTGAAATGTTTTGCTCTTGAAGTTCTTTCTGTTCTAATTCCCTACCTTTATATTCCTGGAAACCAGTTCTCCCGATAACGGCATTTTTGAAGATAACAAAGCCTTCCGGGGTTTCAATCCAGTTATCGGAAAGCTTAACGCCGTAATAAGCAAGGGCCATTGTTCACCTAAGAATTGGGTACCTACAAATCATGCCACAAGCTGTAAGGGAATTCCGGCAGTCAAGGCAAATTGTTTCATGGTTAACCGGCGAATTGATCCGTTGCTGTAAACTTTATGGGGCCACGATAGGGATTTAAGAGTTATTACGGGCAATGCTGGACAACGGCAATTGTAAATTTCCCCGGCGTGATAGTGCCCAACGCTGCGTTCATGCGCCAACGCTTCAGGCGAAGGTGGATCATTCCAGTTCACTAGAACGCCGTTCATAATTCTATGAGACTCCCTAACCCTTGCATCTTCGCTTGTTCGCCATTCGTACCAATTCAAACCGATTGATTCAGCGCGAACCCTTGTTATAGCAGTATCGGTTTTTGCAACTTCAGTTCTTGCAATACGCTGAATTTCATAATTCTTCAAATGCTGCATATAGGGTCGAAGATCGTTCATTATGTCTTCCGAACGCCGCCCCTTCATTGTTTCGCGTTGAATGTATACCGTTGTTCGCTCTGCAATGCCACTAGGCAAAGTTGAAATGTAATCGGCATTCTGTTGAATGATTGAATGCAAGCGAACGCCAAGCGCCCCTTTCATTTCGTTGCGCAACATCGAATAGATAAGTTTGCCCCTGGAAGCCTTCGCCGCTGCTTCGCGCCAAGATTGGGAGTTGCCCCGCGCAACCATCGTTACCATATTCGTTGCCAAACGTTGAGCGTTGCCGAAGATAAAATTTCGCAGTTGCGAGAATTCGACCATCCTTTGATTGATTTCTCCTAACGTTGCGTTTGTAGGAAACGCGAAAAATTGATCTAACAAACGGTTGATTTCCCGTTGATAGATCAATTCAAATCGTGTTGGGCGATGGAAAGGTGAGTTCATAACTTAATTTTCAACCTGCGTTTTTTTGTCTTCCTTTTTCTTCAAACGTTGCGCTTCCCGCCCTTGCTTCGCCCTGTTCGACTTCGATTGGTGCTTGGGGCTGATCGTCCATCTTGGCGATAATTTCCGGCGTAATGTTCGAGAATATTTCAGTCTTATCCGACAACTGAGCTAGTTCTTGTCCGGTAAGCTGTTGGGAAGTAATGCCAGCGTTGAATGGTGCGAGAATCGCTTCGGTCCCTTCTTTGGCAAGCTTCGATTTGTCTTCTTCACTCAATACCCTTATTGATGGAAACTTAATGTCCAAATCGTCTGGAACTTCGCCGTATTCAGAAACACATATAACCGGATAAAGCTGTTGAAGCAATTGCGGTTTCAAATCTTCGTTCTGCGCTTGTGCAATTGACTCTTCGTAATTCCGTTCATCGGCGTCATTACTGTTGTCCAAGCCGGATGAATTCTTGCCAAATAGTTTTGAATAGGGAATTGAAGGAATTGAACAAGCCGCCAACGCGATTTCAAATCTGTCCAACACATCGGCAACGCCGCCGAAGGTGTATTGATGGGATTCAAGTTTCCCTTCTTTTCCAAGCAACAACATGGATTGATTGGAAAGCAATTCATTCTGCGCTTGCATTGCTTGTTGATATCGCGTCAATGCCCCCGCGCTGGAAGTCGCCCCACTCAACAACTGCGAAAGTTCTGGATTAACCTGCGTCAAGATTTGAGCACGAAACAGCAGTTGCAAAATGCTCCAACTGGCGTTATCCCGTTTCTTCATTTCTTCCATGATCAATTCAGGAATTGCAATACCCCAATACATATTCGCTTCGTGTTCAGGAGTTGGAACATCGGGACCGCAAAACCGCAAAATGCGCGAAGCGTGAACATCAAACAACGCTTCATTCCCGTTTTGCCCATGAACGGTATAGTATTCAGGCAACCCAAACGTTAACGGCGATTCAATGTCCTGCGCTTGATTGCCCTTCGGCGTAATTCCGCTCCATCGATCAAAGACAATAAGCCCTTTGTATGATCCAGGATTAACTTGATCCAAATTCAAAGGTTGGTCAAGAATGTTTTCATGCCCTTTAATCACCATCAGCGCCCCGGCCCCGCCGAACAATCGCGCCCATGTAATCGCTTTTTTAATTCGTAACGGTGTAAGGGTTCGTTCAACGGTTCGATCGAACTTGGAAATCTGTTCCGGTGTTAACTTGCAATTCAGCTTAGGCCATGCTTTTATCATATCCTTAGCTGGAATTTCAACAATCTTCCGAGCGATCCAATGATTACGAAACAGCGTAATCATCAACCAATAATCGTTGGTCCAACGCACTAATTCATAATTAGCACCTTCGGCAACCGATGGGGTTTGATATCCCATCCGAGCAACGGCGTTTGTAAACGCATCTTTGCCTACAGAATCACCCGCAATGGACATTGAAGGAACGTTTAGCGCGTTGTCTGCGAAAGAACGGTAACGATTAACTCTTTTCATAACTGCCTTTCTATGCCGCCAACGCGAGTGAAATTCTCCATGCAGGTACTTTGGTTTGAACAAAATAACGTAAAGCATCCGGCGCGTGATCGTGTTGTTTTAATGGTTCGTCTTCGCCAATCTTCGCCTTATTCGGATTCCAAACATAAGTACCCAATTCGGCTTTCAGATTAACACAACGGTTACTAATCCTAATCTTTTTTTGCGCAAGCAAACTTGACGTGTTCCTGATACCGTTCTCAACATCGTTGTCTGCGTCACAATGCCAAACGCCGCGCAAATTCATTTCTGCTTTCAAGCTTGCCGCCGAAGGATCAACAATACATTGCGCATTTGCGCCAAACTCATCCCGAAACTTAATTAGATCATCAATATATTGACCGTCTGTTTTCTGAACTGTTGTCGCCCTGGAATCCCAATAGTATTCTTGATCAACCCAATAAGTTGTTCCATCGTCAATGATCAACAAGTAAACCGTTGGGTTGCCGGTTCCGTAATCAATGGGAATGAACATTTCAACGAAGCCGCCTGAACCATACAATCCTATTGGCTTTTGGTGATCATCATAATACAAATCATCGTCCAAAACGTCTTTGTAAATTCCACCTTCGGCCATTACCCATTCATCATCTATCATACGTTTCTTAAAAACGCCTTTAAACATTTTTTCAAACTGTAGTATCTTGTATTCCGACAAACTAAGATTATCGCGCATTGTAAACCGCTCAACAAACACGGAACCATTGGCAAGTTTTTCGGCATTGTTAATGTAATCAGTATACATATAATGAAACGGCGAATCGGCGTTTGTCGTGCCATACAAACGCGCCCCTTCCGGCGACATTCGAGAAAGCATCATTTCAAAAAACGTTTTAGGAATCTTAACTAACTCATCCCCATAAGCAACGCCAACGGTTGACCCGCGAATATACTTTTCCGAACCATCATCTTTAGCGCCAACAACGCGCCATTTAGAGTTGCCCAACCATAGCTGTCCATTTTGTCTATTGTAGGAATAATTACGCGTTCCAACAAAATCAAAAATATCATTCAACACGTTATGGTAAATAGTTTCTTTCGATACTCCAAAAATTACCTTTTCTCCACCGGGGTTATAATTGATAAGCTGAACCAATAACTTACTTAACATTGTCCAATTCTTTCCAGAACGAACCGGCCCCCGAAGAATGTTAATCCAAGCATCATCAACTGCCTTTCGACGAATGAATTGCTTGGATTTATCGTTATACATTAACGGCATTAGTTCGCCCCTGCAACTTTCCTCAATTCATCTTCGTTAAGAATTGCCGCTGCAATTTCTGATAATCTATCGTTGCTTGCTAATCCTTCGTCTTTCTTGTGAAGTGTCCAACCTGCTATCCTTGCATATTCCGCAAACGCCTTCACTCTATCAGCGGGATCAACGCTAATAGTTGTTCCAATGCGGTGAAGTTCGTTCAACACAACTTCTTTTTCAACTGGGGTTCTGTCCAGGCGATCTAATTCAGCCAAAACAAATTCGTCAACGGGCCATGCTTCGGCAATGCGCAAAACAAACAACGGATATTTAATTGTGTCTTCATTGCCTACAACTTGTTTAGCAATCATCGGTTGAGGATTCAAACGTAGTTCTTTCGGGACGCGATGAAGCAACCCGGCGAACTTCAGTTTGTAATCTTCTTCCGTCATTGTGGCATGATAACGTACTACAAACAAAACCGGCCAACCCTATTCGAGTTGGCCGGTCGATTCACAATGCTATTTAATCAGCTTGTAGGGGCCGTAAGGGGGGTTGCGTTGGGTAAAAGGGCCTGGACACTCTCGATGGTGATAGGAACGCCGCTAGCGGCGCTATAGGCCGTTAGAGCAATCGCGGCAAGGTTTGCCAGCAATTCGGCAACCCCGACCGGAGCAACCAAAGCAGGGTCAACTCCGGCGATGATTCCCCCAACCGAATCGATCCCGCTTTGAATGTTCTTTGCAACGATTGAAACTTCAGAAACAAGCACGTTAGTTCTCCTTCGCTTCGACGGTTTTGAGTGCAACGTTAAAAAATTACTTGCGCAACGCCTGAACGGTCGCAATTAGCGGCGGTATTTCAAGCAACAACACGTCAACCGCCGATTGTGCATCGGTTAGTGCCGGACCTGTTGAATTGCTAGCTTTCACCTTTTCGTAGTTAATCATCGCATCAACCGCTTGCACGTCAACCAATTTTGCATCATTGATTGCTTTGTAGGCAACCGCCGAATGAGGAATTAACTTTCCAGATTCATAATCAGCTTGAGCCGAATCCAGGGTTGCCTTCGTTGCGGCAAGAGTTTGAAAACTTGTACGTTCCCAATTTGAGCAACCGGCGAGAGGAATGCACAATGTACCAATCAAAAGCAACCCAACAATTTTAGTTGCCGCCGAAGAAATTGGCGGTTTAGAAATCACCGCCCCAGATGGTAATACCGCCAATGGAATCGAATCGTTTTGCAAGAATCCTACAATCGCTCTCGCAACGCCCAATCC